TAAGCGGAACTCTCGTGGCGAGGGTAGAGATGGCTTGTCTGGAAGTGTGACTATTTCGTAAAATTTAAATTTTTGTTGAGGTAAAAAATATGGCAAATCTTGATACTCCTTTCGGATTTAAGCCGGTCAAACATTTGAACGGTTCTCCTTGGAATGGTCAGGCAAATGTTTATTACATTCCATCTACGGATAATACTGCAACTTTTAAGGGTGATGCAGTTAAAAGTGCTGGTTCTGCAGATGCAACTGGCAAGTATCCTACGGTCACCCAGGCTACTGCTGGTGCTGCAGTGAGAGGTGTTATAATTGGTTTTGGTGATAATCCTTATGTAATGATTCAGGCTGACACTCCGCTTCGCGCATATCGGCCGGCAGCTACTGCAATGTATTGTCTGGTAGTTGATGATCCTCAGGTTATTTTTGAAGTCCAGGAAGATAGTGATGCCAACTCTATTACTGCTGCAATGGTTGGACTTTCTACTAACTTTGTAGTCGGCTCCGGTTCAACTGCTACTGGCAAGTCTGCTATGGAACTTGACTCCAGTGACACTGCAACCGACACTAGTGGTAATTGCAGAATTTTGAGGCTTGTGAATCGTGACGATAATGCTCTTGGTGATTATGCCAAGTGGGAAATTCTTTTCGGCGAACATGAGCTGGGCCTGACTATTTCAACTGATGTTTAATTAGTTGCTTATTAACTTTGGCTATTTAACCATCATTTAAAGGAGCATATAAATGGGTATTATTACTACTAGTAATTTTGCAAAAGATCTGGTGCCTGGTGTAAAGACTTGGTTCGGGCAGAAATATAAAGAGTATCCGATTGAATATTTGGACATTTTTGAAAAAGGTAACTCTACGAAGGCTTTTGAAGATGAAGCTGGTGTAACTGGGTTCGGCCTCGCGGCAGTGAAGACTGAAGGTGCGGGGATTGCTTATGATGAGCAGGAACAGGGCTTTGTTAGTCGCTATACTCATGTGACGTACGGCCTTGGTTTTATTATTACTCGAGAGATGTACGAAGATGGTATAGCTGTCACGGTTGCTTTGCGTCGTGCGAATGCTCTGGCCTTCTCTATTCGACAGACCAAAGAGATCATTGGGGCAAACATTCTCAATAGAGCTTTTACTGCTGCTTATACTATGGGAACTAATTCTGATGGCAAGGAGCTTTGTGCTACCGATCATCCGAACAAATCCGGCGGTACATGGCGTAATGAGCTTGCGACTGCGGCAGATCTTAGTGAAGCTGCTCTTGAGCAGGCTTGCATTGACATTGCTGCATTCACTACTGATCGTGGTCTCAAGATTGCGATTATGCCCCAGAAGTTGATAATTCCGACTGCGCTTGAGTTTGACGCTATGCGGATTCTCGAATCTATTGGGCAGTCAGGCAGCGCAAATAATGACATCAATGCTATTCGTGCATCGAAGAAGTTTCCGCAGGGTATTGCTGTGAATCATTATTTGACGGATAGTGACGCATGGTTTATTAAAACCAACTGTCCTGATGGCTTGAAGTATATGGAAAGGCGTCCGGATGCATTTGGGACTGAGAATGACTTTGACACTGAGAATGCAAAGTTCAAAGCGACTTTCCGTGGCTCGTTTGGTTGGTCTGATCCGCGAGGTATTTTTGGCTCACCTGGTGCTGCATGATAACTTGGTGTTCATAAGTGAACGGCCAAGACTAAATTTAATACTGGCGTTGGAAGGACCCAATCTTCCAACGCTGCTCTAAGGAAAGGGTGGTAAAATGGGAAAATATTCTTTTGGTAGAACCGGTCCGACTTTTGAAGGCACTTCATTAGTTCCTGCCTTCGCATCTGTAACGACTACTGCTACACCTGCATCAGGTTCCTGTGCAGTTCAATTTGTTTTCAAAGATGTTTCTGGTAATGCTGTTACGGCTCCAGTGTCTGGGCTGCTTTATTTGAGTGAAGTAGCTACTGGACTGACAAATGATTTGGCTGATACAACGCTTGCTGTATTGACTAATGGTGCACTTAAGAATCTTGGAAGTGCTGGACCGAGTTTGTTTACTACGACTGCGGCCGGACTGTTGGGATTGACTATTACTGCTGTTGCTGATGATTATTGGGTTGTGTTTGTTAAGCCTGATGGTTCCTTGATGATTTCTTCTGTTTGTACTGTAAATTAAGTTAGTACTTTGGGCAGATTAGAATAATTAAGTAACTTTAACTTTCCATAGAAACAAAATAAATTTCTATGGAAACTTAAGTTTACTTAGATCAGCTAGTTTCTTATTAATTTAATTTGTGAGGCAAATAATGAAAATTATTAATATTATCGTTTTGCTGCTATTGTTAGTTTGTAGTACAAATTCCTTTGCTGCTTGGTCAAGAGTAGGTGGTGTTGAAGCTGGAGCAATAGGTAGTCATGGTTCTCCTACAGTACAGTTTATTTATGAATTTACTGCTACTGTTGAAAATACTATTGATACACTTACCCTACCGACTACTGGTGGATGTATTACTTGGTTGTATCTTGATTTTCTTACGCCTACTCCAGACTCTATTACTACTACAGTAAAAAATAGTTTGGCACTTACTGTAACTGGACCGACAACTGATGCTTTAACGGCAGATGGAATCTTGTATCAACCAAACACTGGAAATCCTTTATGTCTTGCAAAAGGCTTTACTTATGCATTCACAGGAACAATTGCTGTAGGTGATAAATTTCGCGTTATTACTGAAGCAATGGTTAATGATTAATATGAAAAATACTTATAGCAAATCAATCACATTAGCACTTTTAGTAGTTTTGTTAATAGCTGGTAGTGCGTGGGCTATGAAACCATCATATTTATTAACACTGTTTTATGGTGATTCCGTGACAAAAACATATTTAGCATTTGGAGCTGAAAAAATAACGCTTGGCGGCAACTATGTACTTGTGAGGGAATAATGAAAAAGATACTTAGTTTTATCATTGTAACGTTGCTGTCCTTACCAGTATTTGTTTTTGCTGATGTTGATGGTGATTCCGATGCAAATGGTTATTTAGATGTGGCTAAAGGTGGTACAAACTCAGCTACTGCGGCAAATGCAAGAACAGCACTTGGAGTACCCGTTACAGCAGCAACTCTTGTTGGATCATGTACTGTAGGACCTTGCTTAGATGGTACTTCAGATGGTGGAGACTTAATTAAACTATATGGTCCAAGTGGATTCTGGATCTCGTTGCAGGCTGGTAATGCTGTGGCAAACAGAAACTGGAGACTTCCAATAGATGCTCCACCTGCTGCCGGCACCACCAGGTTGATTAATGTTGATGAGAATACTCAGATGGGCCTCATTGACCCTGCTACCTTCGCTGCTGCTCTCGGAGCAGACGACAACTACGTCACTGATGCAGAGAAAATCGTCATCGGCAATACCAGCGGCACGAATACCGGGGACCAAACATCAGCTTCAGCTCTTACTGTAACAGCAACTGGATTTGATGGCAACTTAACGATTACCGATGATACTGTTCAGGAGGTTGCTCAAAAACTTGATGATCTTTCGATAACAGGCGGATACACTAACCTTACGTCCTTTTTAACTCAGACAGCTTGGAGATTGTTCTACTCTGATGGCTCTGGTGATGTTAAAGAGCTTGCCCTGGGTGCAGATGGCGAATACTTAAAAAGCAATGGTACTGCTGTTGCCCCGTCATGGGCTACTCCTTCTGGTGCGGCACATGACGCTGTGTCCATCAGCACCGATCTCGGCAATAACTTGCTCGGATTGTCTACCCAGCAGTTGACCCTCGATAGTCAGACGGCGAATTACATTTTCGCTGCTCCGAATGGTTCAGCCGGTGTTCCATCATTCCGCGCGTTACTCGCGGCAGATATACCGACTCTCAACCAGAACACCACAGGCACGGCAGCAGGTCTTTCCGGCACTCCGAACATCACGGTCGGCACTATCTCAGCAGGCGCAGGCGGGGTCACGGTTGATGCTGACGGCGATATGACTGTAAAATCCATCTCTACCACTGCCTCCGATGGCAGCCGTAGGTCGATCATCCCCAACAACACCAGCATCGCCCCGCTTGCAGACGGCAGTGAGGAAATTTACAACGAGGACGGATCTCTGAAAGCGGTTGAAAACAACACCGAATACGATATCATGCTCTCCCGCGATATCGGCTCGGCTATCCAGTCGTATGATGCTGATCTGACAACATGGGCGGAAGTTACATCTTCGGCAAACGGACGGTCACTGGTGTCTGCTGCTGACTATGCAGCAATGCGGGCGCTACTTGACCTTGAGGCCGGGACTGACTTTAACGCCTACGATGCAGATTTAACTACGTGGGCAGGAGTTACCCCTGGCACTGGAGTGGCAACGTCACTGGCTGTAAATCTGGACGCTGAAGGGGGTGTCGCGCAGTTGATCGAGAAAGGCACCTCCACCCTCGGCACTTCCGAGATTGCCTCTGGTGCCTGTGCTACTGCCGTAACGACAGCGGCTACAAATGCAGCCACGACAGACGTTATCAACTGGGGGTTCAACGGTGATCCAACCTCTACCACAGGCTACGCCCCGACTGCGAATGGGATGCTGACGATCATCGCCTACCCGAGTACGGGAAATGTGAATTTCAAAGTCTGCAACCTTACGGCTGCCGCTATCACTCCCGGTGCGATCACCCTCAACTGGAGGATTCAGAGATGATCCTCAGACTACTAATTACCCTGCTGCTTCTCCCCTCGCTGGCTTGCGCTGGGCAGGGGATGGGGCCGGGGCCGGGGTTTAAGACGTATTCGGCTGGCGGTGGTTCACCTACGGTAGCTGTCGATAATATCACAGCCAGAACCGGAGCATCAAACGGTCAGATTTCCAACGCGATGTTCCGTGGCAACAGCTTTAAACATACTGATGGATCAGGGTCATACGAGTTTTATAGTTTCAGCGTAATGATTAACTCTATTGGTGGTGCTAATACAATCGAGTGCAGGCTGAGTGCGTCAACTGATTTTTCCTCTCCGCTGGCCACCGGGACTCTGGCAGTATCAACAACTGGAGAAAAAGAGGTAATCGCATCCAGTAATCCGACATTAACCGATAACACCACGTATTACGCAGCGTGTGGACTATCTACAGCAACGCCTACTGTTTACCTCAAATATGATGCAACTAGCAGTTACGCAGACGGCATTCGGTTATATGGCACCGCTTGGTCGAGCGTAACGGCTACCGCAGACGGTGACATGCTGTTTAAGGTGACAAAACAATGATGATTATTCGGCTGATCCTTTGCTTTTTACTGCTGCCGTCTCTGGCAAGCGCGGAGCTGTATTATAATCCATCGCTTAAAGGTACTCTCGCGCCGCCAACATCAAATGGCAATGTCTATCACGTAGCCAAAACAGGCAGTGACAGTAACAATGGACTGTCCGAGGGGACAGCCTGGCTGACGATGGCGAAGGCGATGGATCGCTACACCAATCGCGGCGGGGCAAATGGTGCTATTGTTCTCGTTCATGCTGGGACATATTATGAGGGCTTTACCGTCCCTGAAACATGGACGCGGGGTACGACACCGGAGGACGGGATAATTGTCTCAGCGGCTGGTGATGGAGAGGTGATATTCGATAGATCGTGGACACCTCATTTCGGGGCGTGGTCGGTACATTCTGGCAGCATCTACAAGTCTACAGCCGACAGCATCCCGGCTCTTGGTATTCGGTCGGTGATTATTGATGATGACTTCTATTCATACCATCCAAAAACCTCTCTTGTTGCCGTAGGCGCAGAGGGCGACTGGTATTTCGACCAAGCAACAGGCGTAATCTATGTCTACACCCTCAGTTCAAAAGGCGATCCAACCGACGATGATGTGATCATTTCCAACGATGACGGAGGATCGTCCTCGTCTTACGGGGTGACGTTTCACGACAACGGAAACTATGTCACGCTCTACGGGGTGACTGTGAGAGGGTCTGCTTCTCATGGAATTTTTGATTCCACCGGAAACACGAACAACAAGATCGAACAGTGCGAGATAAAATATCACGCAAAGGGTGGCATAGCGTTTGATTCAGCATCCTACTCCAGTGTTATAAAGAGTCTGGTTCACGGCAACATAATGAGGAATTGGCCTCGGGGAAAATGGAACTCCGTATGCGCTGATATCAATGCTGGGGGGTGGCCCGCTGGGCTTGGTGGAAGCGGTAGCGACCACATGACCATATCGGGGAGCATCATTACGGATAACAGCGGAGAGGGTACGCTTTTTTACAAAGGTGCAGGAGAGAATACCTGGGAGGATAACATTGTCGGAAACAACTGGTCAGCAAATATCTACGCGGATAATTTTGCAAACCCGACCATTAGGCGTAATTTCCTGTTTTCAACTAAGGTTTTCGGAATCGCAGATATCGGGGAGCATTGCACAGTAGAGGCCGACCAGCAACGGGTACTGAGGCGGTGCCGCCCCGAAGGTGTAATGACTGCTGACGAAGATTATGGCACAGGCGCGAACTATACAGGTGGCAAGATTTACAGCAACGTGATTCTCGGATGTCGCCGGGGGGTTACTCATTACGGCGAGGCTACAGGATCAGGCGTTAAGAATACGAAGGTATACAATAATACTATAGTTCTCCCGAACTCAGATCCTTCCCTTATAGCAGATGTCTTTTATGGAATCTCCTACAGCTATATGGCCGGAAACAACACTGGCAGCGAGGTAAAAAATAATGTGATTATCGGCAACGCTGGCGGGTATGGTTCTGTCGTAAAATGGCTGGAAGTGGGGGAGACAGATCCCGGGATAGTATGGAATTACAATGTTTATTATCATCCGAACAACGCCACGCCGTTTCGATATCGAGCGACAAACTATAATTTTGCAGACTGGAAAACCCAAACTGGAGGAGACGCAAACAGTGAAAACACTAGCCCTGGCATTATTCGTACTGATTGGTCTATGTACCAATAGTTCCGCCGTGGATTATACCGTGTTGGATGCTACTGGGGTGGACATTGCCGATTTCAGATCCAGCGGTCAATCGTCAGCAGTTGTCGATGCCGGGGCAGATTTAGGCACGGAATATTATCTTGATTTTGATGGGTATTATCGAGAGTCTGGATGGGATGCCGGGGCATTTGAGTTTGCGGCTGACGATGTTTACGGGGTTTTGCTCGGCACGGTGCTGCTCGGAGATCCGCGATGATCGACGGCGACGGGTGTTTCTGAAATTAAAATTTAATACTTGGAGGAAAAGAAATGAAGAGATTTTTGGGAGTAGCCTTGACCGTTGGCCTGTTGACGAGTTGCTCGGTGAACTATAGTCCGACCGAGGTCACATTTAACCAGAACACTGGCGGCGGGAATGGAACCATGAGGACCGATGCCAAGGGGCTCACCACGGCCAACACGCCCACTCAAGACGCCAGCGGCTCGGCGGCAACTGAGGGGGCTATGGCTGCACTTGGGGGCATTAAGGACGCAGTTGCCAATTTCATACCGGCAGTGACTACGACTGAAACGACGACTACAACTACTCCGCTTCAGCCGACACCTGCTGCTCCGACATTTCCTGATGTTACTCCGCCGGACGCTCCTGTTGAGGAAATTGCTGCGCCTGAAGGCCAGATCGAGGAGGTAGACTGATGTTCAGGTTAGTTCTGGTACTTGTCTTATTCTGGACAGTGTCAGCAGGAGCTGTGACAATACCTCAGTCTTTGAGTGAGTGTACTGCACTTTGTACTCAATATTTTCCAGGAAACGTTCCAGTTACACCGCCTGTTACTCCACCACCAGGCAACCAGGCATTTCCTCATCCGATCACGTTTGAACGATCAACTGATCAAGGGAATGGTTCTGCAGGAATTTTGTTCAGAACTTTACAAGCAGGTTCGATTACTTATGTTTCAGTTAATGGTGAAGTTGCCAGATTAGGAGTTCCTTATAAAGGTGCTCCAGTTTTTCTGTTGACTAAGTCCGGTGACCAGTATGCGAGACCACTAAGTTTTGTAATTAAGATGGATGATGGTGTAACTTATACTGCTAAGACCGGAAATGCCACAGGGCCAATAAGTCCATCAGGAAGCTACTCTAATAAAGCAGAATATGATTCATATGGAGTTCGGAATGGTGGAAGACAAGCCTGGCGTATTAATAAGCGAGGTGATTCTCTCGGCTCAGGGCCGGTAAAATTTACATTCTCAGACGGACTGACTTTTATTGTAAAAGATTCTAATAAGAATTGTCGAGATCGAGAAGATACTTGCAATAGAGATTCTCGTGCAGAGAAAGATGGCTTTCTATATAAGCCAGGCAATGGATTGCCAAATGGTTCTGGTGATGCAGATCGAGGTACAGCACATGGTGGAATTTATCTTCATGCTCCGTATGGAAATAGCAGTAAAAAAGTGTTAATGCAATGGTAATTTGTTCTCAATGTGGATATAAATATACTGGTCCAAGATGTCCAATATGTAATTATCCGAACGAAGACTGTGATTGAGTTTTGCCTTTACTTCCTGGAGGGAGATATGAGGGTGATTTCGGAAGACAGTTTGCAGTTATTCAAGAAAAATGACGAAGGTTTGCATTTTGTCAAGGATCGATATTGCAAAGAGCCTGGGCCGTGTTTCTCTTTTGATGATCACGGTAGAGCCGGTGTGAGTTGTGATAGGTTTCGCTATCAACCAACAGGTGTAAAATTATGCATCAAATTATAATCTTATTCTTCTTACTTGTAGCTTCAATTGCTCAAGCCAAGCCAGCTACAGTAGTTAGTGTTACTGATGGTGATACAATCAAAGTAATTGATGAGACTGGATTAACGACTGTTCGGCTTTATGGAATTGATTCGCCTGAAAAGAAACAGGCTTTTGGGCTTGCAGCTAAAGACTTTGTTGAAGTTATGGTCAAGGGCAAGGTTGTCGATATTGCACCTGTTGATGTTAAGCATTATGATAGATATGGACGAACAGTAGCTGTTGTTATGCTTGGAACACAATGTGTGCAAGAACAGCTTTTGCTCGCTGGGTATGCTTGGGTATATCCTCAGTATTGTAAGAAATCGTTCTGTAGAGCTTGGGAAAAGCTACAAGGTATCTCCGCCGGTAATCGAGTAGGCTTATGGTCTGGGCCTGCTCCGGTTCAGCCTTGGGTCTGGAGGAAGAAATGAACTTTGTCAAGATATCTCATTATGGTGCTGATCTTACTGTTCCAGAGTTTCTAGTTCCTCTCTGGCCACATGATTTACCTCCTGAGAAGTGGCCATCATTTCTCGGTGCTGGTCAAGGTTGGGGAGATAAAATAGTTCCTGATCATTTTGGTAAGGCTAGGCTTAATCCTGCAGGCCTTTGTCATGATGTAGAATGGGCTGTGTCAGTAAAGAATTTGTCTGCGTTTTTAGGAGCTAATGGTCGGTTCTTCTTGAACTGTGTATCACTTATTCTTGCTTCAGATATGGATGTATGGCCTAAGATAAAGACCATGATTTTTGTTAGCGGATTGTATCTTATGGCAGTAAGCACTATAGGAATCTTATTTTTTTCTTGGTTTACTAAGGAACGAAAAGAAGATATTGATCCTCTGCAGAATCCTATTGTAAAGGATAGATTAAGAAGGTTGGCAATAGCTAGGAATAATCATTGGGCAAAGATCCTCGATACTCGTTTACCTGATAATGAAGACGGGCTTTACAAAGATGACGAAAAGGAATATTAAATGCCAGAAAATGGAGGATTTACCTTTTTTGCAGGAGTGGCTGGAGCGTTTGGAGTTATTCTTGGATGGGCTCTTTCTCTTGTAGGTCTTGGTGGAAAGATTCAAAAAACTAAAGGTGAGATAGAACGCGCACATACGCGGCTTGATGCTCATGATATTAAATTTACTGCGAATGACTTAATCCTTGCAGAAACAACTCAAACACGAATCAGGATTATTGATTATGATCGTAGGCTATCAGAGATTGAAAATGCGATTAAGTCTGTTCTTAAAATGTTTGAAATGTCTGATGGGGAACCGAGATTTATTACTAGGCCAACTTGTTCTGATGCGAGAGAAACATGTCATGAGCGTCTTGATGAGAAAATGGCAGCAGGTGCAGAGCGCTTTGGGAGGCTTGAAAGTGAAGTTAAAGAAGTGAAAGAAGCTCAAGAGAAAAACTTAGAAACTATTCTTAAAGCAATCCAGCAAATAAATAATGGTGATTCACATACATGATACTTAAAGATGGTAGTGAAACTCAAGATTCTCGTTGTGGGTTGATCTTTCAAGCTGATCCTACAGCCCCGAATCTTCTTGCTGTGCCACCGATTGACGATGGTATTGATTTGCGATATCGAGAATTGATCAGTAAATATCGAGTAAAGAAATTCAAAGAACCTTTGCTTAATCAAAGTGATTGGAGTGCTTGCGGAGGATTTGGCTTTACGGCTTTTATGGAACATGAGCCTGGGATAAGAACTCTTGGCGATGAATGGGCGCTTGAGTTTTACTTTAGGTGTCAAGATAATGATCAGTGGCCAGGTTCTGAACGCCCTGGATCGAAGCCAATTAGTTATGGCACATCACTTGCAGCAGTAATGCAAACTGCGAAGCAAGAAGGTTTAATAGAATCGTATTGTCGAGCACGAACAGTTGATGAGGTGATTCGAGGTATTGATTATTATGGCAGTGCTATACTTGGGCTTGAATGGACTGAAGGTATGATGTATCCTCGTGAAGTAGATGGGCTGAGTACTCCTGGTGGAGAGGTTGTTGGTGGCCACTGTACTGCTGGAACATTTATTAATCGCCATCAAAATATTATTGGTGGTCCAAACTCTTGGCCTGATTGGAATTTACTTCGTAACGGTTACTGGGTGATGGATCTTGATGACTTTGCAGAAGTATTTATGAAGCGCGGTGGCGAGTGTGCATTTGCTAGGAAGGCAGTAATATGAATATGCAAGTTGATAATAAATTTTATGAATTTTTGAAGTATGTTGAGGGAAGCTATAGACAAGTTTATCTTGACTCTGGTGGTGAGCCTACTATTGGTATTGGACATTTATTGACATTATCTGAGCGTAGATCAGGAAAGATTGTAATTGGTAAAGCTGTTGTAGAATATAGACACGGATTAACTGATGCACAAGTATTAGATCTCTGTCAACAAGATATTCGGGCTGTGGTTAAGGTAGTGAATCGTGGGGTTAAGGTGCCACTTACGCAGAATCAGTTCAACACACTTGTGAGCTTCACGTTCAATGTCGGTGACGAAAGCTTTCTAGATTCTACCCTGCTTCGAGTTCTCAATCAGAACCAGTATGGGGTGGTGCCGAGCCAACTGCGGCGCTGGAAATATGACAACGGCAAGGTAGTTCAAGGCCTAGTTAATCGTAGAGAAAAAGAAATTCAATTATGGCTTTCATAAAGAAGGTAAGTAATGTCATATAAATCTGGTGATTATTTAGTAATCTGTGATCAATGTGGCTTTCAGCGTTATGCCTCCGAATGCCGAATGACTTGGGATAAGTTGTTTGTTTGTGCTGATACATGTTGGGAAGAAAAGCATCCACATTATACTGATCCAAAACCATTGGGTGAGAAGCAAAGTGTTCCTGTGCATAGGCCGGAACCAGAAGAGAATTTTATAACTACTCCAATTACATCAGATGATCTTTAAGGAAAAATTATGGCAACTTTTAGCGAATTAAAAGAGAAGGTTGAGCTTCTTATTAATGATGATTCTTTTGAAGATTATTTGGGAGATTTTATTAATCAAGGAGTTTCTGAAATTGCTGGTGGAATGCCATCTTTGTTAGATGGAATTGAGAATCCAATACCGAATATACTTACTCCACCATTGCCTGAATTGTTTAGTATAGATACTGTAACAACTTCTACAAGTGCTGCTTTTGTAGATATGCCAGTTGATTTTCAACGAGACTTACAATTGGTAGTTTCATCTACTGGAAGTGAGATTGATATTGCACATTCGTTTATTGAGTTTGCAGAAACATACCCTTTGCTGAATAAAACTGGTAGAATTTCTGAAGCTATTGAACATGGAAGAAAATTATATTATCAAGGTATTCCTGCAAGTGCTGAGACTTTAACATTACATTACTATAGAATGCCTGTTGATATGGAAGATGATGATGATGTTCCAGATGGAATTCCAGCACATTTACATATATCCTTGCTGGTGAATTTTGCTGCTTGGAAAGCTTACGAACATATTGAAGATGGTCTTGAGGGTGAAATACCAAATACACTTAAATATAAAAATAATTTTCTTGCTGCATTAAGAACATTTGAATTAACACTTCCATTTTATTCTCGTGGACTTATGCTTAGATAATTTAAAACAGGAGTATGCTATGGCATTGGAAGAAGGAAAAAAAGCAAGATTGAAACAACCGACTGTTGAAGGAGTTGTAGTTGATGTGCAGTACAATAAGAAAGAACGGTGCCTTGAGCATTGCCTTGAATGGACTACGGATGTTAATAATGATGGAATAGTTGAAACTCATCGTCGATGGTTTCTGGAATTTGAATTGGAAGAGGTGATGTGATGAAAGAGAGCAGAGCTGAATTTTCACATGGTCTCTCAGATCAAGGTGCAAGCGTTAGCAGAGGTGTTGAAGCAATAGAGCAGTCCAAGGCAATTGGTAGGTATGGCGTTGAATGCGTGGGTCCGGTCGAATTATATCGGCAGAGATATATCCTGTTGCGTGATAGAATTCTTGCTTTCAAGCAGATGGGCAAGGTTCGGCGGTTCCTGCAAAGGTCAAGTATCGCCAATGTCCTGTCCGAGTTTGCTACAATCCCAATGGAAGTTAAGTGGACTGAGGCATTTGATAATCTTGTTACTACTGCTGGCAAGAATGACATGCTTGACAAGTATCTTGCTGGTTCGTCTTATACTGCTGCTTGGTATATTGGGCTGATCGGATCGACAAGTTATACAACGGGTGCAGCAGTTACTGATACTATGGCTTCACATGGTGGTTGGGCTGAAGATGTTGAATATTCTCAGGCAGCACGACCAACTACGGCATGGAGTGCAGCGGCGGCTGGAAGTAAGGCTCTTTCTGCAGCTTGCGTTTTTTCAATTAATGGTGATGGAACTACGATCAAGGGCTGTTTCCTGAACTCAGTTGCTACTAAATCTGGCACTACTGGTACTCTATTCTCAGCTGGCTTATTTACTGGTGGCGACAAGGTTCTTGCCAACGGTGATACGCTGAATGTCAGTTATACTGCTACCTTGACTTAAGGATTAATGTGGGAGCAGTTCCAACATACGTCAATCAGGGGGCATTTACAGCTGGTACTGGAGCATTATCTGTTCCGGTGCCAACTGGTTATGCTGATGGGGATATCCTTGTCCTGTTGGTTTCGTCTGCGAACGAAACTATCTCAACTCCTGGAGGTTGGACTGAAGTAACTAATAGTCCACAAGGTACTGGCACGGCTGGAGCAGCCGGTGGAATTAGGCTAGCTGCTTTCTGGAAATTAGTATCAGGCTCACAATCTGCTGTTTCGGTTGCAGATTCTGGCAGCGTTACTGCTGGCCAGATGTTTTTATTTAGAGGGATAGATTCTGCAGGACCAATTAATATTACTGCTGGAAGTGTCAATACTCCAGCATCTACATCATGGTCTTGTCCTGCGGTAACTACTACTATTCCGAATTGTCTTATACTAAACTGTATTGGCCAGGATCGAGATGCTAACTCAATCACCTCACTCACGGCAGCATCGAATGCTAATCTTGCTAGTCTGACTAAGCGTGCTGATGAGACAGTAAATGCTGGGGCAGGTGGTGGATTAGGTCTTTATACTGGAAGCAAAGTAGTTGCAGGAGATACTGGCGTAACTTCTGTTACTAGTGCAACAACTACTACAGCTGCATTTATCACTATTGCCCTGGCTCCACCTACTACGTTTGGAGCGTCACAGTCAGAATCCTCTGCGATAAGCGACATTATTGGTGGTGGTGGCGGAGCACCCATTGAGGCAGCAAGAGCAGAGACAGCGGCAGTTAGCGAGACAACTGTCGGAGTAATTCCCATAACTGCCGTGCAGGCTGAAACGGCGGCAGTAACTGAAGAGTATCTTCCATACAAGAAAGTAACGGTCGTCAGTGTCGTTAATCTTCCATCCAAAGACAACAGTGCTACCGAAAACACAGGAAGATATGGAAGCGCGACCATTACAGTGCCAGATGGCGCTGATTTCTGTATCCTGTTTCACGGCTCCCGTGAGGAAAACCCACCATCCACCCCTCCTTTTTTCGATGGCTTCCTTGGGAGTCCGCAAACAGGCCCCAATTTCTTCGCCCTTGGAGGGCAGACGCTTGCCCTTATTGCTAGAAGTCTGGAGCTTGACCCGTTGGAGTTTAATAATGAATACATTTGGGACGTTGCTGGATTCTCCTTAGCAGCACCTCCACTTGGAGAGCAGATTTTTGAATGGAGGTTTTACCCGATATCGAGTGATCATTTTTTCAGTTTCGTTTTTTATGCGAACGTCCACCAAACAGACCCGTTGATGTATCAACCTGCCAATGGACTTTATTATCGGGATGGATGTACCACCACAGGAGATCTCACCGACAGGAATCTAGTCATAGTAGATGAGGAAGGCGGCCTGGTTGTGGGGGCAGTTACCACAATGGCCGGAGCTACACCCCCAACAATAGAAGGAAATGGGCAGACACTCAGATTGCTTCAAGGGGGGACAGCATTAAACGAAATCGCCATGATGGTTGGCGATTACGTGTCAGACACCGCAGACCGTTTCTATTTTGATGCCCTAGTTTATGGAGGCTACCTCGCTTTCGCCCTACGAAGATCAGTAGGAGAATTACATCGGGCAGCACAGGTTGAATCAATCGGCAGCATATCCGACGCAAGTCTCGGCCAGGATCAGACTCAATATGTGCATTCAGCTATAATAGAAACTCTTGTAGTAGCTGAAGCTGGAAGTTCTAACAATGCTGAAAGTGTAGATCTGGCAGATACATCAGTTATAAGTGTAGTCCATGATGGAGAAGCTGTTCCTTCTGGGGCTGAAATAATTGAAACAGCAGAGATAAATGATGAAGAAGATAGCTTTGCTACAAATGAAGGATTTGATCGCGGAGTAGGTGAAGGAGCGGTATGTAGTGATAGTATAGAATCAACTGTTACTATTGAAAGAGGGGCTACTGACTCTTTGCCAGTTCATCAGATCAATGGACCTTATGTCGATATTCCAACAGAGATAATGTTTTCTGATAGTAGGTCATATCAGATTCATGATTATGCTAATACTGCTAGTGGGGGTCGGTCAGTCACTATTCACCAGAATACTAATCTCCTGATATTTTGTTATCATACTCTTTTTTATAATCCTGCATGGATTCAGGAAGGAAATTACACACTGACTTTGAATGGTACACCATTCGTTCATCTCGCCAACACCAACGCCGCTGGCTACAACGTGATGGTGGCCTATTTCAAGAATCCGGAATCCGGCAATATCGCCTGGAATTTCCCTAATCCGAACTTTGGTGGTATCGAAGCATATGCTGATATCATTAAAATTTGCCAATTCACTAATGTTGATATTTCAGGAGATCCTTTCCGCAGCATCATATCTCCAGAAGGTGTAACTAATGCTTCTTCGCTTACTCTTTCTGGTATTTCATATAATGAAGGAGATATGCTAGTTGGTATTGAATATGGTATGGGTGGCGGCGCATATGGTGAGGTCAGATGCGATGTAGGTAGGCAGCCTAACTTGATTAGTGGTGGTGCCTATAATAGTTCGTATGGTTGGTCAATCAGAACGACAGTAGGCGTGGTTCCCTGGGGAGCAAGTAGCATTGTTGCTACTACTGCAGATGGAGCAACGCAAGATTATATTTATATGATGGCCTTAGTTCTTAAGGTAAAACTTGAGGGCTGGATTGCATCACCTGCAACTACAGAGGCCGGATCACTTACACCATCTGATACTTTAACCAGTACTAGTTTTTATACTGAAGAAGTAGATAGAACTGATTCTTTAGAAGCAACTGAATTACATAATGGATTTTCTTCTGCTACTGAAGAAGCAGATAGGACTGATAGTGCTGCAATTACTGAAGCACAAGTTGGAACACAATCTTATGGAGGTTCAGTTGCAGATAGTTTGACAATTGCTGCTGATCAAATAGCTAGTCGATATGTTTATGGTACAGGATATGCATGGGCTATAGTTAGAGCAACACAGAATAGTCATAAGACAGTTGCTTCCTCAGTTAGTGATACATTAATATCCAGTGAAGAAATTATTGCATGGCGAGGACTTTATGTTTCTCTAGCAGATACAGCAACAGTTGAAGAGATTACTTCAGTCTATAATGCTGCATCTGGAGTGATAGAAGAAGATCTGGCGTCCGAAGATACTTCCACAACGATGATGGTTAGTTGGGGATTCACGGTTGAGACTTCATTTGTCGCTGATGTACCAACTAACACTGCTATCATGAACGCTGCAAGGATAGAGTTGTTCACAATTCTTGATGGTTATTCAGCTATTAGGATTGAATGTTATTTCCCTGAGATGACTGTCACTTATGGGGAAACATCATATACAGCTACTCTGTTTGTTCCAACAATAGAAGCAATTTTTAATAGTGAGATAATTATGGGAACGTTGCAAGATAATGATATAGAAGCAATTTTTAGTCAGGGTGAAATTACTGCTGTTCATGAGACACCTGAGATAGAGGCTATAGCGGCTGGCGCAGTTGTTGCGACTCTCAGCCTATCTACATACATCGCAACAAAGGGAGAATGATATGGCAAACGAAAACGATATCAGGATGTATAGAGGTGATTCATATGATCTTACTTTTACCATTACTGACAGTGATACAGCTCTTCCTGTATCTCTTAGTGGGGCAACTTTGAAGATGACTGTTACAACGATTAAAGATCCACCCGATGCTACTACCAAACTGTTCGATATGACAGGAACTATTGATGCAGACCCAACAACTGGAATAGTAGTATTCAAGCCAACTTCAGTGAATACAGCAGCGATTGGAAATTATTTTTATGACATTCAATTGACTAGTGGAACGGATGTAAGGACTGTTCAAAAGGCAAAATTTGATATAGTTCAGGATAATACGAAATGATCATAAAACTATTTTCTGGAACTACGGGCTGGAACAATATTGCTGATCCAACCAGACTTAAGATTGATTTTGAGACTGGCATCGTCGAACTGGCAGAAGCTCTTGATGTTGATATAGATGATAATGGGAGACTATCCAGACGATTAGGGCAAGGTTTGATTGCCGTTGGAGAATATCATTCTTTGTTTTGTGATGGTGGAGATTGCTTCGTTATTCTTGAAACTGTAAGTGATGCAGCCATTTATAAGGTTGATACTAATAATGTTCTTGTTGGTGTTCGTTCAGGCTTGACCAAGAATCTCAGGATGGGATGGTGTCAGACAAGTCTTGGAACATACTATAGTAACGGCGTGCAGAGTGGATATATTACTGCAGGAGTATCTTATCCCTGGGCAGCACAAACTTATGTAGGTCCGCCGACAACTAAGACATTCGGTACACCTCCACTTGGTACGCATCTTGCTTTGTTTTCTTCTAGTATGTGCGTGGTTAATGGGACAATTGTTAATTATTCTGAGCCATTAGGATATGGTTTATTTGATAATGCTAGATCAAGATTGCGATTTGCTAGTAATGTAAAAATGTTTAAGCCAGTTGATGGTGGAGTGTGGGCGTCAGATAGTAAGCGTACATACTTTCTTGAAGGATCAAATATTAGAGAACTCATCAGGCATCCACGTCTTGAATGTCCAGCACATGAATACTCAGAAGCTATTGGTCATATTAATGGTGCAGACTTTGGACTTTCACCAGATACAGGAGAATGCGCGGCATGGTCGTGTAATGATGGACTGTGTATAGGTACACCACAAGGGCAGTTAATCGTTGTTACTAAAGATAAACTTAATTATCAGGCTGGTACTAGAGGTGCGACAGTATTTAATGGGAATACAGTTATCAATACAATTGATGATTCAGTTTGTATTAGAACTAATTTGCGCGGAGCAGCATCTAGTAAGTATCAGAATTATGGATTTAACTCAATGGTTAAGTTTAATGGTGGGTTGTATGGTGCAAAGAGTGATGGATTGTTTCAGATTGTCAGTGGCAGCACTGATAATACTACTTTGATTGCTTCTACATTTACTTTGCCAACTACTGACTTGGGCTCACAGAATAATAAGCATCTTCGTTTCTGGTATATGGGAGTAAAAACTGATGGCAAGATACAACTTGACTTGACAGCAGAAGGTAAGACAACTAGTACTAAGTCGTTCAGGATTTCACCTCCAAGGAATGTACATCAAGTTGTTAGAACACCAATAGGAAGAAATTTGTATGGAAGATATTGGACACCTAAGATATCAAATGTTCTTGGAAGTGACTTCTCAATAGATACAAATGCAGTATTACCAATTATTAAATCAAGTGGAATTTCATAGGAGATAGTTATGGCTGATTTTGTATCATCCGCAGGAGTAGTTCTGCCTGTTGCAACAGTTACTCCAAACCTTCCTGATATACATGTCCCTGATCCACCTATCATCATTGGTGGTACGCGTACTTTAGTAGAAACAAAACTGACTTCGACCATGCAATTGGCCGATGATATGATGGTGCGACTGGTCGGACTTGACGGTGCGAGTGGATATCTTGGAACACTTAACTCACTGATTACTACTTATTCTGAACCAGTTCTTGATCCACTTTCTATTACTCTTTCTACAACTGCTGTAACTATTCCAGAGCGCCCATTGCCTACTGGACTTGCATCATTGATTACTGATTTTGGTACTTTTTCTGAAGTAGCTCCGACAATGGCGGCAATGCCATCTATTGACACAACATTGTTGACTCCTGGTACTGCTCCGGTTGCACCTGAAGCTAGTGTCACATGGTCTGAGACTGCGCTTGCTACTTCTGTATATACTCCATTGTTGGCGAAGATTCTGGCTACGATGGCAGATGATTCTACAGGGCTTGATCCATTAGTAGAACAAGCGATTTATGATCGCGCTATTGCAAGGAACCTGACTACTAACAGTAAGATGTATAATGAGGTTGAGACATACTTCTCTGTTCGTGGGTGGGATGAACCACAAGGAGCACTTGAAGGAAAGCTTCTTGAGGCGTCAGCAGAAATTGCTAGAAATGAAACTGATGTTACTGAAAAGGTAATGATTGAACGGGCAGATCTGGCTCAGAAAAATGCTCATTTTATCCTTCAGCAGGCAACAGAATTAGAAAAATTAATCAGGGCTACCAGAGATGGAGAATCTCAGCGAGCACTTGATTATTCCAAGATTTCTGCAGAAATCATTATTCAGTTATATTCAGAAAGTGTCAAAGGTTATGTTGCTACTCTTGAAGCTAAGAAAGCATATATCCAAGCACAGGTTGAAGTTCTGCGGGGAGTCATTGAAAGTAACAAGGGCTTGCTTGATGTGTATAAGGCACAATCTGAAGTATTCAAAATTGGTGTTGAAGCTAAGGCTAGTATTAACGATGCAATTATTAAAGGCTTTGAAGCAGAGATTACTGGATATGAAGCGGAAACTAAAGCACTGACTGCAAGTCAGATGGCTTTGGTTGAAGATAATAAGGCAAAGATTGAAAAAGCTGATCTTGAATTAAGGCTGATGATTGCACAGATTGATGCTGCAATTCGTGCATATATAGGTGAATCTTCTTTGAAGGAAAAGGTCAGTAATGACTTAGCCCAAATTGCCGCTCAGTCTGTAGCTTCTGCATTGAATGCAGTTAATGTTTCTGCTTCAGTTGGTGCTACTGAGAATGAAAGCCGCTCGGAAGATTATAACAAGAGTGAATCAATTAGTGAACAGCATAGTTTCCATTCCAGCATCTCTGAATCACATGATTATACTCATGATCCAGCAGCATGACAATTCCTATTAAAATAACATATACCGGGGATGTATTTACTGGTAAGAATTTTGCTAAACAAGCTAGAGTTCAAGTCGGTATGCTGAAGGATGATATGGCTCGACTTGGACTTAAGCAAGGCAGACGCTTTGTTCCTGTTGCTCCAGGTGTAACTATTGAGGCACGATCGGTCTTTGGCTTTGATGAAGCAAGAGTGCATGTTACCCCTTTAGTTGAAAAGAAGTTTGGCAAACCACCAACTATTAAAGAGCTATATGAATGGTACTGGTATGCCATATCAGTTTCTATAGATACTACAGAGACTCTTATAGCAGGAGGTGGATTATCAGATATTGATGTTGATCCAATTGGTAATGTAATTGTAGTTGGTTATACTAGAACAAGAGATTTTACAGATGCTTCGTCAGAATTATCAAATGAAGCATACGTTCAATATTATGATAATGATGGATGGTTTCAGCGTCGTCGAGTATTGGAAGGTGGATTGTTGAGTGGAGTGAATCGTAATGAGTCAGGAACTGGCGTTGCAATTGATCCTACTGTTCCGACAGAACTTGATACTGATTATGGTGGGGTTTATGTCACAGCAGATATTTATAAGTTGCGTGATGATAATTGTTATGATATGAGCTTGATTAAGTATGCCACTGATGGCGTAACAATTAAATGGAAGAAACGATTTTCTCTTGGATATACTGGAATTGATGATCTATTTAGTTGGGGAGTTGATGCTGATGCTGCTGGTAATGCAGTAGTGATTGGTCGACATGATGCATATGATGAGAGTTATACTTTAATTTATAATGCTGCTTATGTTGCGTCATTGCAATATGATGGAACACTAGGATGGACTTTACAACTTGGTGATTGTTTGCTTGATGAGAATGGTGATCCAACTGTACAGAATATGGTTAATCCATATGATGTTGCCGTCAAGTATACAGGTGATATTGTTATAGGTGGAAGCATTCAAGAGCCTACAACTAGCTCAATTCATCCAATGGGACTCTTGACTAAACTTAATAATAGTGGAGTTGTTCAGTGGCATCGAGTTCTTGAAGGCAGGTTTTTACAAGCTAATGGGCTTTATGGTTGGTATGGTGTAGGAACTAGCATGAGCGGACTGAACATCAGGGGATGTGCTATTGACAGTAATGGAGATATTTATTTTGCTTCAATGACAAAGATTGAAATTGCTACTGATAGTGGTTGGTGGCATTTTCATCTTTCTAAAGTATCTTCTGCTGGTGCATTGCAATGGCAAAGATTTGCAGAGGTTCAATACTACGATGATGCTGATGCCATTCTTTGTGTTACTCAATTAGATGTTGCCTTCGATGGAGTGTATATTATTTTTCCAAGTTTTCCTAATGGAACTGATGGCTGGGGTGCATATATAATTAAGTTCCAAAAATCTGACTCTGTTAATCCATTAGCACCACAAGCAGGAGATGTTCTTTGGAAAAAACACATGGCCCTTGAACTTACACAAGCACAAGTTGCTGGACATACAGGAGTTATTCCTAGAGCAATTCGGGCTGTAGGTGCAGATATTTATTTTGCTGGATCAATTATTGCTGATAAGTCTCCACTTACAGCTAAACTTCCTGGCAGCGGAGGATTTATTGGTAATCAAATGGGATTGGTATTTACTAATCCAGCTTTGGTCATATATGATGACCAAGCAAATATTCCAGTACATCAAGATCCTGGTCCAGGTGAAGGAACTCCAGGTTATGAGTTTACTTGGCACGATGATGTTACTGTTAATACAACTACAGTGACAGCAACTATATCAACGCCGAGTGAAGGAGATTATGATTCACCATTATGGACACAAACGAATAAGATTATTAAGAAAACAATTTATACTCAGGGAGAATGATTATGTTTAATGATTTTCAAACAGCAGTTGAAGAAGAGAAGAAAAGAAAGAAGCCTTTCTTGAATGATGTAGCCAATCTAATGCCTGGGGCTAAACGTGGACAAGAAACTGGCAGATTGATAAGCGATGCATATGATAAAGGCGGAGTGATGAGTGCTGCTGGAATGGGCTTACGAAGAGCTCCTGGTGATATTGCAGTTGGCTTAAAAGAAATGTTAATTGATCCAATTAATAAGCCTTTTGCTCCTTGGATTAATGCTGCTGCTGATGTTGGAAAAACTGCCATTACTGGTGAGGTAACTCCGAAAGATCAGAAACTTAATGTGATAGAAACAAATCAAAATAGTTTAAAAGATATTAATTCTCGTCCTGATAGGATTGGACAAGGAACTAGAGTAGTTGAAAGAAATATGTTACCTTCAGTAAGTAATGAAAGCCCTAAGATTAATGAAGTTCCTAATGCACAAAGAGATTCAGAGTTAGGGGCAATGACTACAGCAAAAAATGGAAATATAACTACTTATGATATTGGTGGAAACACTCTTTCGTTTGAAGGAAATAAAGATGCTCAAACTAGAACTAATTTAGGAAAAATAAATTCAAATGGTCCTCAGCGAGTTGGCAATATGGATGTATCATTTGATTCTAGTGTATCTCCGGAAGCAAGGAAAAGATTCTTAGAAAATCCTGTTGCACCGACTGGACAGATGGCACAATATGAAAAGTATATGAACACTCCGCGAGGTCAGAATTTCGGCGTTACTAAGATTGATAATACACCACCTACACCTATGGGATGGAAAACACATAAAGATATTCTGCTACAAAATTTAGCTAATCAACAATCAAGAGAGAATAATTTAGTTAATCTTGAAGAACAAAGACAACGAGCTGCTATAGATAAAGATAAAAATCGAATATATGAGCAAGGAGTTATTGCAGAAAATAAGTTACGTGATATTCAAGGACAAGTATTGCAGAATCCTCCAGTTAAAGAAAACCCATTAAAGCCTTTAGTAATTGAAGAGCCAGATCCGAATGATCCTAGTGGGATGACTAAGAGACAAGTAATTAAAATGCCAAATGCTGAAGGTACTGGATATGTTAATGATACACCTAATCAAACGGCAGTAAATCAACTTGATGAAAATCATCCTGCCATTAAATTTTTAAAAGAAAATCCGTCACAAGCAAATAATTTCAAAGCAAAATATGGCTACTTGCCTTCTTGGGCAACAATAAAATAATCTACAGTAATAAATTATATAGGAAATAAATATGAGTACAAATCCTTTCGATCAATTTGATCCTGTAGATGAAAATCCTTTTGATCAATTTGATGAAAAGCCTGAACGTACTTTAGGCTCTACATTAAAAGACACTGGTGTGTCTCTTGCTAAAGGTGTTATTGGTGCAGGCCAAGGAATTGTGGGGCTTGCTGATATTCCAACTGGTGGAAGAGTTGGTCGTGGACTTGAGTATATTGGAATAAAACCAGAAGAATGGCAGGCAGATCTTTCTGAAGAATATTCTCTTGCACAACAAGAAGCAAATAAAAAGGTTGATGAGGCAAAAGGCTTTGTTGATACAGCTCAAGCAATGTTGGAAAATCCAAGTACTATTGCTCATGGTATTGTTGAAACATTGCCATCTGTTGCTGCTGGTGGTGTATTAGGTCGTGGTGCTCTTGCTCTTAGTAGCAAATTATTACCAAAGGCCGTAACTGCATTAGGCAAAACTGGATCTGCTATTGCTGCTGGATCAGTTGGTGAGGGGGCAATATCTGCTGGACAAACTGCAGAGCAAATAAGAAATGCAACACCTGATGATCTTTTGACTGCTAAACAATCTGCACTTGCAGTAGTTTCAGGATTAGGTACATCAGCATTTGGTATAGTCGGTGGCTCATTAGCCAAGAAACTTGGTTTTGCTGATATAGATACAATGGTAATTTCTGGCTTAAATCCTGCTAAGAAAGAAGGGTTTAAAGGTGTTGTGAAATCTATTATTGGTGGTGGTATAACTGAAGGTGTGTTTGAGGAATTGCCACAAACTATTCAAGAGACAATATTTACTAATGCAGCTCTTGATAAGCCTTTGATGGAGGGAGTACCTGAAGGAGCTGCACAAGCTATTATTCTTGGTGGAGTGATGGGTGGTGGTGCAAATTTACTTCCAGGAGTAGATAAGCCAGCTGAAAAGACTGAACAAGAGTTAGAACTTGATAGGCAGGCAGCAAATATTCTCAATCTGAAAGATGACGAACTTGATAAAAGTATTCAAAAGTTAACTACTGATATTAATTCAAACCAGGAACTTATTAATGATCTTGATAAACTTGAAGCAAAGGCAAGGAAAGAAAATGTTGATCCGGCTGAATTGATTAGAAAGACAGTTGAAGATAATAAAAATAAGCAGAGTCTTCTGGATCGGATTAATTCAGGAATTCAGAAGAAAGAAGAACTTGCTAAGAAAGAATATGAAGCACTTTCTCCTGAAGAGAAGGAAGTAAAAGAGATTGAAAATAAGTTAGCTACTCACAGATATGAATCTGCAAGCCAGCTTAATGAAAGAATTACAAATATTGATAATGAGATTACAACTCTCTCTGAACAATATAATCGTAAGTTTGACCCTTATGCATTAGATGCTAAGACATCACCAAGTGCAGAAGAAAGAAAAGTAATTGAAGATAAACTTATTCAATTGAACAAAAGGCGTAATGAGTTACTTGATAAAGAAACGCCTGAGGTTAAGAAGGCTTTTGCACCATACACTACTAGAGATGGTAGGCAGAAATATCTTGAGGAGCTTTTTGGAACTGCTAATAGTAATCAAAGTGATAAGGTAGGATTTGAGAAGGATACTGCTGAATCTGCAGAAATTATTAATTCATTGCCAGATCAAAAAGTTGCAAAAGATATTACTGATTATTATAATGAAATAATTAATCTTAAGACTCAAGAAAACCAAGTAGATCCTAAGCGTGAAAGGATTTTACAAAATGCTAGTCAGTATGCTGATGATCTGCAGGCAAGATTTAATGAGTTGAAAGACCAAGGAGTGATTAATCAACGCTATAATAGTATTGTTGATTATGTGAATGAAATAAATGATATTAAAGATAATGAAAGAAAACAAAGTTTACTTCAGGAAGTTGCAACAACTCCAGAAGATCTTGAAAAATTACGAGTAATTAGTGATTATCAAAATCAAATAACTAGTTTTCTTAATCAAAAGTTTAGTCCAGATGAAAGAAGTATTATTGAAAATTATTGGCAAGAAGTTAAAGGTGAGTTAGAAGTAGCTCGTGAAAAAATGACTCCTGGAACTGAGGCTTATATGAAGCGTAAGTTCTTTGAGACTAAACTTAATGAAATTGAAAATAATGTTAAGAGTGATACTACAGTACAAAGTGAAGCAAAACAAAATGCTGTTCCATCTTTAGCTGAGCAAAATAAACGTCAGGCATGGTTTCAACAAATTGCTAAAGACCTCGGAGATGTTCCGTCAGTAAATAGGCAGGCAGTTCAAACTGAGGTTCCTAGAAACTTGCCCGGAGGTTTGCCGAGTGGGTTCACTAATGAACGGCAAGTAGGTAGTGTTCCACAGTTTCAAGTAAACGAAAATCAAGAAGCATTAGGCAAAGTAAGTCTTGAAGACATTAAAAAGACTTTTCCAAATCAAACAGTTACTCAACATGAAAATGGTTCAGTAGCTATTCAGTTCAAGAATGGACAAGACTTAACAATCAATAGTATTCAAAATGCAGGCGAAGGATTTATTAAGTTAGCAATTGAAACTGGTCAAATGTCAAAAGGTAAAAGTATCTTTGGAATTACTGTTGGCAATGAAATTCTTCTTGATGAAAACTTTGCAGACAATAAGACTCTTTGGCATGAAAACAAGCATGTCCTTGACAACCTGGGGTTGATTACAGAAGCAGATGATAGCGCGCTTAATAGAGAGTTTAACAAGCTGCGGAAGGCAGGTAAGCTTGCCTTTGCTTTGAGTACTTATAATGATCCAAAGAAGAGTGAGAATGAGAATAAGAAGCAGCGTATGATTGAGAATCGTGCGAACATGTTTGCTCAGATTATGGTCAACAGAGCTGAATATCGTAACACTGCGTTTGGTAAAGTGATTCAACGAGTAATGGACTTCTTTCAGCAGATGTTAAGCTTTGGCAAGCAAACAGTATCGGGATTGGCTCGTGAAGTAGAAAGTGGAAAGATTTATGAGCGGAAAGCTGAGGCACTCCGTGAAGGTATGCCGATGTTCGAGGTTCGTGAAGCCCCAACTCAGAAGATTAGTGATGATGTTTATCATCAAATGTTCAGCGAACGAAATAGTTTGGTACGTACAATTGGTCAGATGCTTCGTATGCGTGGACATGAAATTAAGCAACTCATCGACAAGGGATTGGGATCTATATCAACTAGACTTAAAAATGTAGATCCTATGCTTCGGTCAGAGATTAGAAACCTCGATTTTCGAACTTCACAAAAGATTGTAACTGCTTTACGAATTGCACATCCATTATTAGAAAAGACTAAACAAATGAGTCCGCAAGACAAATTTGTTTGGGATGCAGCGAGACGTAATTCAGACGAGGTTAAGATAAAAGAGCTGGCAACAAAATATAACATGATCGCTGATCAAGAAAAGCTGCGATCAGTCCTGGATCAGATTCGTCAGGATGCAATTGATGTTGGTTATGATGTTGGTTTTATCGAAGAATACTGGCCACGCGTAATCAAGGATCAGGAAGGATTCTTGCAAGCAACTAAAGGAATTTCTCAACGCCCCGTTATTACTGATGCAATCAAAGTTTATGCAGACAAACTTGGGATGACAGTTGAAAAGTTTGAGATTGAATATCCTGAACAGGCAGCAGATATTGCAAGCAACACAATACTAGGGAGGAACCTCGGACTTGGTGGCCCAGGCAACATTCAAGCCAGGCAATATGAAACTGTTCCGCCAGAGTTGAATAAGTTTTACATGGATAGTGATGCAGCATTGATGCAATACATCTATAGTATGACAAAGAAAATAGAAGCACGGAAGTTCTTTGGTAAGGTTCCAGAAAGAATAGCAAGCCTAAAAGCTGAGAAGAAACGAAAGCAGGTAATGCTCACAGAGTATGAAAAATCCAACAATACTGCACGCATAGATGATGTTTCAGGCGACCTAATTAGGATTGAACAAGAATTGGATAAGTACAAACTGCAAAGAGACTATACTGAGAATATTGGAACATATATTAATGACTTGCGAATGTCTGGTCGAATTCAAGCAGATGATGAAAAAGTAGTTAGAGATATTCTTGATGCGAGATTCCACGAACATGGAGCTACAGGAATAGTTAATGCCTACAAGAATATGTCATACATAGACGTAATGGGATCGCCTATATCTGCACTGACTCAGATTGGAGATTTGGCTTGGGCGATGTATGTTGGCAAAGTATGGACACCACGTGGCTTAGCTGATACAATTAAGAATGTTGGTAAGGCCATAACTAAGAAGTCTGAAATAACTAAGGAAGACTTAGGCATTGAAAGGATAGCTCAGGAGTTTGCAGACGGAACAACGTTAGGGAATGCAGTCAGTTGGGTATTTAAAAAAGTTGGACTGGAACGAATAGATTCTATCGGCAAGGAGACTTTGATCAACAATGCGTTTAGTAACTACAAGGTTATGGCTAGCACTGAGGCTGGACGACAGACATTATTGAAACAAATCAAGCCAATCTTTGGTACACAGTCGGAAGGTATAATAAATGATTTGCTTGCCGGAAATCCAACAGACAACGTGAAGATGTTGTTGTATCATAGATTGTTAGATTTTCAACCGGTTGCACTTTCTGAAATGTCAGAGCAATATCTCAAGAGTGGAAATGGTCGAGTGTTTTATATGCTCAAGACATATACACTAAAGCAGTTTGATGTTTTCAGAAATGAAGCCTGGCACAAAATTAAGACTGGCGAACGGGATCAGGTTATTGAAGGAATTGGTAACATGATAAAGCTGGTAAGTTTGCTTACACTTGCTAATGCAGGCGCGGATGAACTTAAAGACTGGATGTTGGGTAAAGAAACTAAGTTTGAAGATCACGTGATTGAAAACTTCTTAACCATGGGCGGAGCATCAAAGTATGTAAGGATGCAAACTACTAGGGAAGGTTTAGGATCTGGATTAATCGGACAGATCTTGCCTCCCTTCAGGTTTGTAAACTCCATCAGTAAGGATCTTAACCAATTGTATGGATCTTACATTACGGGAGATACAATTGATTTTGATCATGCCAGAATTGTTGAATCAATCCCAATTGGTGGTAAGCTCTATTATTGGCACTACGGTCGTGGAGAAGACTATAAGAAGAGTAGCAATGAACAAGAGTTTGGTAAGGTCAGCAAGGAAGTAGACATCTTCAAGAAGCAGCTTGAAAACTCGGAAGACAAGCGAACTTTCTTGAATTCAAACCTGGATGGATTCAAGCAAATGAAATTGCATGAAAATTTTCAATCTGCCCTCAATCGGAACCAGGCAGTAATTAATAAGTTGAAAAAGATTGATCAGACAACAAATGTTCGGGAAAGGCTTGGACAGTTGCAACAGCAACGGGAGATGATATTGAAAAGATATTTTGAGGTTACAGGTACGGTGCAATAAAAAGATTGCCAGAACTTACAAGTTATCGTAGGTTCTGGCTTTTGTTTTATAAGAACTCTTCCCAAGGCATCATATTCATTACTCGTTGCATATCGGGATGAGCTGACTTAGCTGTTCGCAGTTTTCTGATATGTGCCCATTCAGCTGCATCTGCTGTGACTACGATCTCAGTCTTCAGGGCATTGGGCAGGACGGCTCGGGCTTGCTGAGGGCTAAAATCTGATGATACCAAAGCACGATACACCTGTTCGCTATCAGCGCAATGTTGACTGAACCAATGACGTGCCGTAGTTCCCCAGTCATCAAAACCTTCTGGCTCAATAAACTCCATATCCTTGCCGCCGTAGTTCACATACCTGGTTGATTCCTGAGCAAAACTACAAGGTCTGTGTCTTACCAACTCGTGACTGACTCCCCGATCACAGATGAATTTTGCTGAGTAGCGGTGGAGTTCTTTGGGGATTTCATCATGCTTGCAAATGCTCCAATCATCTGGATACTCTCTCATTGCCTCTTTTCCAAAACCAAATAAGTCTCCATATACTTTCGTAAAAGGTTTGAATACACTATCATAGTAAGACCATGTTTGTTCCCAAGCGGTGAGATTTCCACCTACAAATAAATTTCCATTAACTTCTTTGGCCGTAAGATATTTGCCGATAACATTTTTTATGTTCTGGTGATTCTTCGCAAAGGTTGTCCGCACCACAAAATTCGAGTGCTCAACCATAGCTAGATGACCTGCATTGATCAGCTTCTTAACAAATCCTTCAGCACTATCTTCAGTGATCTTGTCTTCTGACTTATAGCAAGTTCTGCCAGCCATCTCGATGAACTTAAGTGATGCATTATATTCAGTAGGTACTGCCCCATAAAATTGAATGCTTGGTTTGATTATTTTCATATTCTCATTCTCCATCCTCATGAGCTAATGCTGCTATCAAATCATTATGCAAATCTTCTCTGGGATCAATTTCTTCTT